TAAGTGACAATATCTATTTGTGCCACCACTATTTGTAAAAAAAGAATTTTGTCCACTGAAAGAATAAGGATTACCATAAAGCTCTATATAATCTCCAACTGCTAAATCTGCTATAATATGTATAGTCGTTTGTATAAAAGCTGTTTCACTCTCACTATCTTCATTAGCCTGTGAAATTAATGCACTACCATTTTTGTAAATAGCGTGTTGACTTTGATACAAAGCGTTTGATGCGTTTTTACAAACTAAAGAAGAATATAAAAAATATTTACCCGCCTCTCCAGATGGCACTGTAAATCTATAATTAGTTGAAGAATCAAAAGCTCCATCACTGTCCAAATCCTCACTATCCAACACTACCTTTGTCCAAGATCCACTACTCACATTTACAGCAGTTGACATTTTAACTTCAAAAGCTGGCGTTGCTTTTGCTAATGTTTGAGAAGCTCCACTAGCCAAAGCAATCGTGTCACCACTTTCTCCAAGAGTTACTGTAGAACTACCTGAAATTGGTTTTATGGTATTAACCTCAATAGTGCTCATACGACTGTAAGATTACCCTCCACTGTGACAGTGCCTGTAAATGTTACAGGTCCCGCTAAGAATGCGTTATCGGTTGATGCTACTGTAGTCGTAGCAGTAATAGTTTGTAAGTTTTCATAAACACCATTAAAAGATGTCATCATACTTGGTTGAATACTGTTTGCTCCAGGAGTGTTTTGATCAGTTGTAATACCATTTAAAAATACAATAAAACAACTATCACTCGATGCTAATGCTGTTGTAAAAGTTATTTGTGCAGCGTTGACTGTATAGTCAGTCGTTGGTTTTTGACGAACACCATTTCTCAATACAGCTATATCTTCTGGCACTGCAACACTTTTAGATAGTGCGTACGCAGTAGATCCATCTCCTGTTAATGATTGTGCTGATGTTGTTGCTGTAAAATCTTTTGTTACTGGATTACCAAGATACCCCATGTTGACTCCTATGTGCTAATACTATCAATAAATGAAATCCAGCCATGTAGACTTGCGGCTGTATCGCTTTGTATTAAAAGGGCATCGCCCGATTGAAGTACAATTTTCGATCCTCCATCTATAGCTTCGTACTGTCCTCCTGCAGCTATTGGTGTTTGGTAAACTAAAAAAGAATTTGCAGAGCCACCACTCGCTGTGCTTGTTACGTAAACATTAGCTTTGATAGTTGCGTTTGTGATGTTCACTAATCTAATACCGATAAGTGCATCATCGCTATTAGCTGTTAAAACTGTTCTTGCAGTGGTTCCAATGGCAATATCGCCTGAACCGTTGAAAGGTATTTTTCTCTCAAAATCTTGTGCCACTCAATTATCTCCTATTCATATTTGTATCAAAGGGCAACCGAAAGGGCAATTACAAACCCTGCTGTTACTCCTCCTGAAACTGTTAATGCACCACTACTGGATAAAGTAGCGTCACCTGAAACTGCAACTTCTTGAAAACTTGTACCATCACCAACAAGTATTTTACCTGCGGTATTGTCAGGCATTCTAAGTTGTGAACCAATTGTTAAGTTGTTACCTATACTAGCGTCATTACTAGCGTCTTCTACTACTGCTTTGGAAGCAGGTAGGGTACAAAAAATGTCTTTTGTTCCTGCAGAAAAGTCTACTGCATTATCACTATTAGATGATGATATGACTGTAGTTCTAGCTAAATCAGAACTATCACCGTCAAGTGTGCCTAAGCCTACTTCAAACTCTGCTGTGCCTGGATTAAATATCGCATAGTAAGTAGTATTACTATTACCGATTCCTGCACCAAATGTTTCAAATCCTTGAACCGCTCCACCTAAGGCAAAAGTTCCTGTTCCGGTGGTTGTGGTTGTTTCTTTTACTCTGTCATTAATTACGAAAGCCATGATATTTTATAGCACTAAGCTACCTCTCTGTCATCTACTTCTGTCCATGTATTTGTAGCACTATCATCCACCGCTGTCCATGTATTAGATACACCTGGTACAACTGGAGACCATGCTAGAACACCCGGTGTTCTGATAGTCACAGTCATGTCAATACCATTTACGGCAGCTATTGTAACCGGCACACCTGCTGCAGTGCCAATCGCAGAAGTCATGGCAATACCTGTCGGAGTTACAGTAATACTTGGAGTAGCAACCGCAGTGCCTATGGACGTTGTAGTTGCTATACCAGTTGGTGTAACAACGACACTACCTTGGAACGTTTCTGTACCAATAGCAGTCGACATAGACTGACCATTGCCTGTAAGGTCGACAATTAAATCACTTGTAAAGGATATGGAGCCACGAGCAGATGTCATACCAATACCCGTAGGGGTTGCTACAACGGCACTTGTTTGTGTGGCTGTGCCTATAGCAGAAGATAAAGCAATACCAGATGGTAGAGCAATAACGTCTGTTTGAACAGTTGAAGTACCAACACTTGTATTTATTAAGTTTTCACTACCAACGATAATAGATGTCTCACCGCCAGCAGAGACTGAGTAAGCACCTATATTCTGAATTGCAACAGCTATACCTGTCGGTGTAGCAGTCACATCAGGTAAGAATATTGTGACGGAGGCTTGTGTAGAACTGACTGCAATGCCTGTTGGCACTACAGTTACACTTGTTACAGCACCTTCTGTACCAATAGCTGTCGATAAGCTTTGGCCTGAAACAGAAACGCTTACATCTTTTATGCCTTGCGAAGCAAAAGAATCTTCAGCAAATGTGGTTTTACCAAAAAACATAACGCTTTACCTGGCGTTAAACTTAAGTGATTCTTAAGATAGCACTAGAAGCATTATTAGTTGGGAATTGTACTGTGAAAGTTCCTGATGTTGATGTCTTGACTGCTCCAAAATCTAAAACCATAACCGCTGCATTTGTGTTTGTTGTTGATGCATCAGTTGAGTTATAGATTACAGCTGCTTGAGCTGAGATAGAAGCACTTGTAAAACTAATATCACTAAAATCAATGAATGAAGTATTGTTTGTTTGTCCAGCACCTGTGCTTGTTAAGTTACCACCACCAGCAGAATAGGTGCCTGATGCACTAACTTCTTGTGAAGTTGTATATGCTGTTGTTGTGTTACTTAAAGAAGCAGAAGAACCATACAAAGCTAACTTAAATTGATCGCCACCAGAGGATCGAAAGTCGTGTTCACCTTCTAACAACTCCTTTTTAAAGCTATCACATACCGCTTGTGTAATCGCCATTTTTATTTACCTCCTGGAGCCACTGATTGTAACGGCACACGCAGGACTCCATCTGCGTATTCGTCTCTACGTTTTCTACCCATTTGGGTTGTAGATAAACCTTGTACAGCTTGATTGTACTTTTGATCGTATAATTGCACATATGTAGGATTTTTCAAGTAAGAAAAAGCCTCCGACACAACACCAAAAATTAAAATTGATGATGCAGTATTAGATAGATATGTGGTTGTAGTTGTTCCTGATGTACCGTCACCAAGTCTTTCGGGTGTTCTGTTATACCAGAGTTCAACTGTTATAGCTGCATTAGGTGTGGGTGCTAATATCAAGGTGTCTTGGTCCCAGTTAGCATAGTATCTAGGAGTACCTGTATTGTTAGCTCTATCAAGATTATATTCGTCAATAAAAGTTGTATCTCTTTGCTCTAGCCACGTTCTGTCTGAATTACCATCAACAACTTGTACACCTCTTTCAAAGTCAAAATCATCTGGAACAGTTAAAAAAGGACTGCCAATTGTTAAAGATGATGTAGCAAACTTTCTAAAAGCATCTAAATCTAATTGTTTTTGTATTTTATCTTCAGTATTAGTTATGAACACATTAATAACACTATTAGATAGAACCTCTGATCCTACCTCTGTGTAGTTTCTAACATTGTCTAATAATTCGCTATAGTTCATGGTGTGTTTATTGAGTTACCCATACCTGGATGACTACTACAATAATAATATAGTGTTGGAGCCCCAATTGCTACCGTAATTTCTAATGCTCTTGTAGTTGCACTAGAATATCCACTAGCGTAAGCCGATTGTGATACAGAGGACCCATTAATCTTAAAGGTTACACCAGATGTATAAACCGAGCCAGAATTATGGCTACCGTCTGATGTAGTGCTTAGATAAAAAGGATGTGAGTCGACAGTATTGTCACTTAGATTGAATATATATGAGTCTCCCTCATTTAGTGTCAATACAGGTGCTTCAACACCATCAATATAAAAAGCATTACCTCCGCCTGTTTTACTTGCAACCGTTACAGTATATGTGGTTGTACTAGCTGTAGATACAGTAACCGTACCTTGTGATGATTTTACAATTAATTTCTTATGGGGTGTCTGAGGTAACATACTATTTGAATCTGTGGGATTAGAACCATCAGTAGGAGATGTGCTTTGCCTTGTTGTTAAAAAAGCACTGTCACCAGGCTCACCTAGAAAAACTGTAATAGGCATAGGTTGTGAAAATGTATCAAACGTTGCATCGTTTGGTCCTGTTGGACTATCATCTTTTAAAATTTTGTTGGACTCTACTCTTGGATCTTGTAATGCCTCAGGATCTGGTGGATGATATGGGGGATCTAGTTGTGGGTGCTTTGGCTCGTAACATTCTGGACAAACAAAAAGTCCATTCCATTCTTTTTTTAATTGTTGGTATTTATATTCTTGACCACAACGATCACATACCGCTCTTGAAAATTTTCCAGATGCATATGCCATTTTTTACCCCGACGGATAAAAGTTCTGTGGCACAATATTGACAGAGGTTGATTGACTATCTTCTGTTAGGGCTCTTTGTAACTCAGCTTCATATCTTCTTTCTAATTCTTGTGAAAGTTGAGGAGCTACTTCTTGAGCTGTGTAATAAGCTAGACCAGATACTAGGCAAGGTAAAAATCTAAAAGGAGCATCTGCTGTGTTAGTGTAAACTCCTACATCTTCAATTCTACCTACGTAGAAAAAATTAATTTTTGTACCTGTCGTATCAGGTGTCAGAAATAATTTGATCTTAACAGATGATAAATCTCTTCTTACATAATATTGACTAGGTGTGCCTTGTGAATTTTTGTTTGGTAAATTTTCATATTCTGATCTTGATATCTTAGTCATACTTGTATCAGTATTATCGTCTGCACTTCTAAAGACTACTTCTAAAATATCAGATGCATCTGACGGCGCTGTATATTCAGTTGTTCCTGCCGTTAATGTTAATGTGTGATTTTTTACTTTCCAAAGGTGAATACCTCGGTTGCCCCACTCAGAAAATAGAAGATTTAAATTATCTCTTGCAGCAGATAATTCATATCCTGTTCTTATTTGTGTGCCACATCTAGCGTAAGCACGTTCAATAAGTCTATCTATACTTAAATCAAAAGCGGTAGTTCCCGAGGTAGCCATTTATTACTTCTTTTTCTTTTTTTTCTTCATAGCTTGTTTTTTAGCTTTACCGCCACGTTTCATAGCTACGGGCTTACCGCCTCGTTTCATGGCTTGTTTTTTCATTCCCATCATGTCGTTTCTCCTTTTTAAAAAGTTTTTCGTAGTCCTCTTGCCTTGTTTTTACAACATCGTCGTAATACTCGGCTGGCCAATTTTTATAATACCCTATCTTATGTAGTTTGCAACTTGCTTCATATAGCTGTTTATACTTTTGTATTAACATCATACTGTATTGATATTCAGGCTCCCAATCGCAATCATCTGTAGGATTAACTAAAAACTCTTGTTCATCTACCGTTGCAGGATTAGTGGGGTGAAAACCCATAAAGTAAACATCTCTTTTATTGTAGGTTTTATTGTAAAAATCTATTTTATCTTGAAATTGTTCATTGTCATATTGATCCCAATAAGGATCACAGAATATTAATATGTCATGTTGTTTCTTATTCCAGTCCTTTAATAAGGATGTCAAATGCTTTTCATACTTAGTTTTATCAGATCTTACCTCTATTCTCAGTTTATTATCTCTTCGCCATTTAGCTGCAAAAGGACATGCCGGAAAGCCCAAATGCTTATTCATTGGCTCCAAGACATTCTTGGACCAATTAATTACATCATCTTTTATTTTTTGTGCGAGTTTTTTTCTTGACAATTGTTTTTACGTTAGTTGGTTTAGGGCCAACATTACCTGCTGACCTCTTTCTAGAAACTGCTGATTTTATTTGTCCCTTAGACATTGCTCTTGCTTTTGAAGCAGGGACACACTTAGGATACTTGCGTTTAGCGTCTTTTTTTTGTTTGGATCTGCCACATTTAGCGAAGCTGCCATCCTTTTTTCGAGAGCCTATGTCTCTCCAATCCTGTTTGAACCACTTCGCTAATCCTTTGTGGCCAGACATTTTATACTATCTGTGATAATGCGTATATTGCAACAACTCCAACAGCAACGGCAATTATCTTACCTTTTTTGTTTAGAGCGTTCCATTTACTTTTGATTGAATCTAGCATGATTACCTCCTAGGCAGCTTTAGTGTAGAGTTTGGTCTTTTTTCTTTTTTTCTTATCAACCATACCACAACCTGCAGCTACGATCTTGCCTCCTTTTGCCATGCGTTGAGCAGAGACAGCTTTTCTTTGTTGAGATATAGAACCTCCCATAGCTTTTTTTGGGCCCTTAAAATCTTTACGTTTTGTGCCACTTGGATCTTTAATCTTACCAGCACAGATTTTAGAAGCATAGGCATTTGCATATGCGCTAGGGTATACGGCGAATTTTCGCTTCGCTGCGGCTTTACCTCTTGGACATAGTTTTGTCATGTTTTTATTTTACCTTTTTTCTTCTTTTTTGCTACACCTATTATACCTTGAAGTTTTTTTGCTTGTCCGGCGTGTTTCTTTGATGCTTTGCGTAGCGCAATGGCTACTTTTTTAATTTTTTTCATACCAGGCTTAGATACCTGTTGTCTCATTTGTGATCTTGATATAGCCATTAAAAGTCAGTTGTCTTAATTAAAAACTCTTCAATCCAAGCCATCTTGTCATCCATCTGAATAATTTTAGATTTAATTACAGCAATGTCCTGTTGCATTTGTGATACAGTATCTGCCTTCTTTTCTACTGCATTAAGACGTTCAGACCACATACCCCATGTCATGCCAACCGTTGCGATCAGCACAACATAAGGCAAAACTGTCTTCATCTCTATCTTAATCGACATTTGCAATCCTCGTCTGTTTTACAATCGCACATAATAACCTCCTATTTTGATTTAGCGGACATACCACTTAGTGGATTATTTAAAGCCTTATTGATCTTTAAGTCAAGACTTTCTTCAAGAAGTTTCATTTCATTAAGCAGTTCCCTATTATCTTCTTTTTGTCTATCCTCAACGTCATTTACAATTTCAGTTATGTGTCGGATATCTCCAGATTGTTGACGTAAATCAGCCTTCATGTCTGAACGCATATCCCGTGCTACGTCACTGATTATGGTTATTTCTTGCAATATCATATCTATCTCTGATTTTAATACAGCCATACCTTCATCATATTGAGAGAGGTCCGGCTCGGTATAGAGAGTTATTTTTTCCTTCATATCAAGGTAGTCCTGATAGAAAGTAAAGCCGGTCCATGCAGCACCACCTAGTGCACCTAATAAGGTAAAGATAGCAAATATCTTACCTCCAGATACTTTAAGCCCCGAATATTCAATACTGGCCATTTATCATCTCCGTCATCATATTATCTTGTGCCATATTAAACAA